TCAAAATCAATATACACATCTTCGCCAAATCTTGGAACAAGCCATTTGTTCAATTCATCCCTCAAGCTACAAGCCATAGGAACGATTGTGTTTGTTATCAAATCACGCATTGCGTTTTGATAGTTATTATAACTTGATGTATCTACATCAAACAATACAGCTGGCAATCCAAATACCCTACACCATTGGTGCATTGATAATTGCAATGTCTTTACCAACTCCATATCTACACTAGACAATCCGAAGTTCAAATAATCCCAAGGTGTCTGCAACACAGCAACCTTTCCTTTATTGTCTACTGTATTAATATCTTCGTTAACAGCTCTTTTAATTGTACTAGCCTGTTCTAGCGTAAAGCTAGGAACAATGTTGCCAAGTGGCTTTGGGGTTATAGCACCTTTAGCACCTCCATTAGCAGCCATCATTGCACTTGCATCCGCAGCATTGTTACTCATGCGTAATGTCTTGTATGCAGCTCTCAATGGGCTTACACCGCGTAAGTGTGATCTAGTTGTTGCATTGAAGTCCGGATTCCACGATTTCCAAGCACAAACTTGTTCTTTAGGTATATCAATACCATTTTGTACCATTAACTTATATCCTAAAACACCATACAAGTCTTTTGGGTCAGGATATATATCCAAGAACTGAGTAGGCAATACAAACATCTCTAATATCTTCCCACCAACAGTTGCACCATCATTACCCCAAATATTTCCCTCACCACTCAAAAACCTGTAACCATACAAATTCTCTAGGAACTGATCCTGCGATTGACCTGGATTTGGATTCTCCAACAATTTAGCCAATGGACTACCCATAACCACATTCTCACTATATGCATTCTTTCTTTCTAGCAATGCCCTCTCATAAGCACCTTGACTAGCAATACCCTTAGATAATTGCTTATATTTTAAAAGGCTAGTTCGCCCCTTCTCAGTATCATTTAATTTGTACACATACCAAGGTATGGATGCAGCTTTCCTAGCAAGAAAACTTACGATTGCATACACATCAGCATTTGACAGATAGCCTTCCTGAACGTAACTATCATTTTGGTAATTCTGCAATACTGCTCCATTGATGCCTCGGATATTTGAACTTATATTCTCGTAAGGATTCAATCCTTTCTTCTTTAAAAAATCTAATAATCCCATTTTGTTATATTGCCCCCCAGGTTACTGAAGGAATTGTTAATTTACTAAATATTGCGTATCTTAGAGCATCAATAGCGTGGTCATTAAATTTAACAGGCTGATCTAGTTTTAATCCATTTCTATCCGTCTTCCATCTGTAACCTCTTATTTCTTTAAGTAAATTTACAGAATCTTGTTGAATAACTAATGGTGTTCCTTTTATTGTTCTAATTCCCTCCGTCACATCCTTATTCGCTGGTTTTGCATTAAACCCACTCCTCACCAATTCCTCAATAGTTTTAGGCTCAGCAGCATCACAATAAATCTCGTCATACGAAGTTAAGCCTAATCCTTTAATTTTCTCTACCAAATCATTTGTGGTCAATCTAGTTTCATATAACATCTCTTTTACATTAGCCACACCATCATTAAAAACAACTTTTACAAGTGAACTCGGATTATTAAATCCAAAGTCCAATCCATATACTATCTCTCCCTCTTCAGGAATCTCTTCCGTAGTCTTAAAATGAGTATATATTAAATCTTGACTTAATCCCCTCTCACCCAAGCCGTAAATCTGCCAATAGTTAGGATCTGCATCCTTTAGCCTATTTAACTCATCAATCAGCTCTTGTGGCAAGAATGGATTGTCCCTAAATGTTGTAATATGGAAATCAGCATCATCCCTAGGAATAACATTGTCATAAATCCAACTTGCAACATCTGATGGGTTATAATCTAATATAATTTTATTCTCAGTACGCATAATTAACTGCATCCAAGCCTCATAACTTAATTCGTTAGCCTCATTGCAGAATAAATACGTTCTTGCCCTTCCCCTTATCTTCTGTGGTTGATCAGCACTTACAAATTCAATGGTATTCCCATTCATTGTATATACTTGTTCCGTCTTATTGTGATTATTTTCATCGTAAATACCCAATTTTAACAGAATATCTACGAAATCTCTCAAAACAGAACCCTTTATACTAGGCAACGACTGCCTTACAATCGTTAATGTCTTGCCGTTCTCTTGAAGTAGCTTAATAATAAACCAAATAAGGATATTATATGTTTTACCACTTCTAGAGCCACCCTGCATAACAGTAATTCTCTTTTTGCTCTCTTGCAATATTTCAAAGATCTTATTAGTCTGTAGTTTGGCATCCATAGTAAAAAAAAAATTTCAGTATTTATATTTCGATTCTAAAAGTAGGGTATAAAAGGGGGGTCATCGTATATAACTTTGTTTAGACAAGTGTTTTAAGAGTTATCAGATTTTGGGTTGTATAGTGCCGTTCCGAAATCCGTTTTTCTTTAAGTCCCCCCCATCGTGCCATGGCCATAAGGTCACCCAATCCGCACGAATATAATAACACTTAATATGTGTCATCTAGTCACTAGCCTATCCAGTCGCGATACTTTTGTTTTATAACTAGTATTATGTTAAATAGAACTACTTAAATAAGTAGTGCCATTTAGGCATTAATACTACTAATTCGCTACTATTTCGGCATCCTCATATTGTGGCCGCACTACTTCAATGCTAACCTGATTTAATTGGCCTTCGATCTTGTTTTCTATCTTCTGAGTAGGCAAACCAATGAAGTAACTGCAAAATATTTGTATTGCTTTCATATCCCCTTCCTCTATCTTTTGCCTCAATACCTTGAATGCTGTATCAGCCATGGGCGTGAGCTTGGCGATAATTTCGTGTTCTTCCATCCTTCGCTTCCTGCCTGCCCCTGGTCTAGCTCCGCCAAGGTTGGGGGATCTTTCCTTTCTTTGTTGTATCTTTTTGTTGAGTTGTTCGTCTGTCATATATTGATTTAAAGTGGATAATCAAATACAGTTATATATTGTTAATCAATCTTTTTGTACTTCTTTCTGTGGTATTACTTCCATATTATGGGTATGACCCTTCTCGTCTATTGTATCCCTTTCGTAGATCCTCAGCTTCACCCATTCGGTTTGTAACTCAGATATAAAAGCTATGAAATCTGAGCTATAAATATTCAGATAAATTGATTGATCCTTTCCTTTCTTAATATAAAAACCCTTTCTTTTCATGCAATACTAAACAAGATATAACACTATTTAAATACCTCAATAGTTTATAAACAGATTGTTTATAACTCCTTATATATTATAAATAAAAATATTACAAAATAGTTGTCTAAATATTAGGAATATAATAATAAATACCATTATCTTTGTCTAAACAAAAACAACACAAAATGAAAAATGTAATTATCCCGATCATCTTTTTTGCATTAATTTTTATCATTAACTTTTTTAATTGGTAACCCATGAAAAAACTAATTCATTTAATCATTGCCCTATTCATTGCCGGTATTATTATCGGAATGTTACAGGATCAATTTTGTAAATAACAATTAAACACAAAAAACAATGGAAAAATATTACATCAAATCAGAAGATGCTAAAAAATACAGTTACTTAACTAGAGAGAATGCAAAGTGCGATTGCGGTCAAACTATAAAGTTAGTTAATGAAATAGAAAATATAGAATTAATTATTTGTGACGAATGCCATAGTTCAGCTCCTTACTTTTTCCAGATACCTTAAAAATAAAACAACATGAAAACAGCAACACAAACACAAACAAAGCCAACATATAAAGCAGTAAAGCAGTTATTAAGTGAAGGCAGCACGAATAGTAAAACAGCAAAAAACGAGCTGCAAACATACATTTTATACCTTGCTCCATCTGATATTATTGGCACTCATAACCTTTGCCCATTCGCCTCAGATGGCTGTAAAAAATCATGCCTTTACAGCGCAGGACGCGGAGCATTCTCTAATGTACAAAGCAGCCGAATAAATAAGGCTAAATTTTGGGCATATGATCGTGAAAAGTTTTATATCCAATTAACTGAGGAAATTTTAAAAATTCACGATAAAGCAGTAAAGAGAAATGAAAAAATCGCAATTCGTTTGAATGGTACTAGTGATATTGATCACCTTGATTTAATAAACAGGTATACTGGCATTAATTTATTAGATAGTTTTTATTCTGATTTATTATTTTATGATTATACCAAAAACCATAACATAGTAAAAAAATATCTTAATACTAATTATAAGTTAACTTTCAGCCTCTCAGAGATTAACAGAGAAAAAGCCTTTGAGATTTTGAATTATGGCGGCAATATTGCTGCTGTATTCGCAGGGGAGCTGCCTAAATTTTACAATGGCTTCCCTGTAATTAATGGGGATCTGACAGATTTGAGATATTTTGATCCTAAAAACGTCATAATTGGATTGAAGGCAAAAGGCCAGGCAAAAAAAGACAAAAGCGGGTTTGTTATTACTAATTATTAAAAACACTAACATGAAAGAACTTTCAAGCCTTAAATACCTTGTTAAATCAATAAATAATGAAATTACCAAGTTATTAGCAAAGCCTCATCCATATTCATATGAGTCACTAAACGAGCTTATTAAATTAAAAATATACTACGAAAACGAATTAACAACACGAGAAAACCAGGGTTAAACCTGGTTTTTTTTAAACCTTTATTTATGGATCAAATAGCTATTTTATATAATTGGATTGAAAATAATTACCAAAGCCTTGAAACGGCTTATAATTGCTTGGATTACCCAAAAAGAAAGGAAATACCCTTTGCTCTTTATTGTGTTGCTATGTTTTACAAACATAACACAGAATTGAATTAGTAACCTGATGAGCCAATTTAAGGCGAAATAAGGCACTATTTTAATTTTGCCTTATAGTTACTTCAAAACATAATTTAAATCAAGCCTATGCCGTTAAAATAGCCCTGCAGTTATATTGAGTTGTTAGCATATTACAAAGGTCTTTAATATTGACGTTATAAGGTATAAATAAAGTCACTTTCGTATCCTTACGGAAATCGTCTTTTATTATTTTATCTATGTCATGTATTAATGATATGTAATGATCATCTTTTATAGTTATCATGTCGTTTACTTTACGTAGGCCATGAATAACTGTACTATGATCCTTGAGCCTCATGGCCTCACAAATTTCATATAAGGTCATATTAAGGTAATTCCTGGCAAAATAAAAGTAAATATGGCGAGCTGTTACCATTAAACGGCTTCTATCTTTTCTTAAGATTAACTCTTTATCCTTTCCGATTGCATTTGCTACTATATCCAATAAATTCACTTTATCTAACATATTACAATATTTTATATATGATTACTATTTATTATACTTTATCCTTATTAACTTTATCCACATTCACTCAACAAAAACCTAACAAAAACCCCTTAACAGATGCACCAAAAACCCCCAAAAATCTGCCAAAAATCCCTAGGGTACGCCAAATATCCATTTTCGCCACTTTCCTACCCCCATACACATATTTTTATCCAAAAAAACACAAGACCACTTAGAATATTGAAAAAATCGCGTCCCTCGCGTACTCGCTTTGATTATCAACGACTTAACCCCAAAAAATCGCGTACTAATCGCGTCCCGATCGCGTACCAAACCCCAATATCGCGTACCCAACCTCCAAAAATCCCTAAAATTCCACCCCATCAGACAAAAATTTATAGACCTTTTTGTTACCACTTGCCTTATCTCTCTTACTTTGGTACGCGATATTTAAGATAGTACACGATTCTTCGACAGCTTTTGTAAATCTTTTGACAGAATAATCCTTTTTTTCAAAACCTGCCATATTTAAAAAATCGTTGTATAATTGTTCCAGACTTATCCACAAATCCCTATCCTCACATACACCATTAAGGTAGTCCAAAAACTCCTCACCGAACTGTACACGCACTTGTTTTCTATGTAATTTGTCCGAATTTTCTACAAATTGCACTCCATGAATTAAATATCCTTGAACGCAGTCAAACATTAGATTGAAAAATCTGTTCCATTCATCTTTATCCCAATCTTCAAATAGCTTGTGACCAAACTCATCTTCAGGGGTCTTAGTAGTTCCAAAGTATGGGGCAAATTCAAACACTTTCTGCCTACGTTTAGCGTGAT